GCGCCGCGTCGGCTTGCTGCCGCGCCGCGTCGGCTTGCTGCCGCACCGCCTCGGCTTGCTGCTGCGCCGCGTAGGCTTGCTGCCGCGCCGCGTCGGCTTGCTGCCGCGCCGCGTAGGCTTGCTGCCGCACCGCCTCGGCTTGCTGCTGCGCCGCGTAGGCTTGCTGCCACGCCGCGTCGGCTTTCTGCCGCGCCGCGTCGGCTTGCTGCCACGCCGCGTCCCATTCCGCTTCGTTCGGTTCGTCGCCATTGGCTCGTCGCAGCCATAGCTTGGCGGTCGCCTGCGCAACCACGCGAACATCGTCGCGTATGGCGTCGTTCGCGAGCTTGTTGCAGAGCCGCGACATGATCCTGGCTGGCGCGTTAGAGCAATCGCGTGCCGACTTGAGCGCCCGCAAAAAACGCGGCGTCCACCCTGCCCGCTTGTCGTTGGGCAGGCCCTCGTAAATGTGGTCCTGCAAGTAGCAGAGCATTTCGGGGACGCCAAACAGAGCGGCAAGGCCGGCGTGGTCGTCGTCATCCATGCCGTTTACGAGCTTGAGCTTCTTCGCGTCAGCGATGGTGCAGCCGACGCTGCAACCCTTGCGCCTGGCCGTGTCCCAGTAGGTCCCGGTAATGTACTCGTCGGCCTTCGCGTGGGCGTCGGCGAGTGGGATTAGCAGATCGAGTACGTTCGTTGCAGTTGGCATTTCTGATCCTCCTAGTTGGGCTTCGTGGCCTGGCCACTGGTCAGGAAACCGAGACCGCCGCATGGCTTGCATGAACTCTTCTTTATCACGCTGGTTCAGCCAGCAGAGAATGATGCGTCGATAAGGATCGAATCGGCGACAGCAGCGGCTCGCTGGGCATCGTGATACGTGGTCATGGGGCTTTCTCCCGTTGGGCGAGCTTGCTGGGCGGCCATTATCCCCTCTTCGACTCCAGGCCAGGCAGGCCGTCAAGCCAGTTCTGTAGCTCGTCGCGTAGCTCCTCCACTTCGCTACGCGCGTCGCCGACAAGAGACATCGCGCTGCTAAATCGGTCTGAACGGCTTTCTGGCGGTGTTGCGTCCGTGACGCTGATACTCGTGTCTTTCCCGAACTCGTCTTGCATCTTCTTCGCCAGCTTTTCAACTGAAGCCTTGCGGACGCCACTCCCAGAGATGGTCAGTTGCCAGCGTGCCATTGTGTAATTTCCTTTTGAAAGAGTGGCCCCGTTTCGATCCCCTGCACCTACTCCGGGGCCACGGGGGAATGACTACCGTCAAGCCCGAAGAACACCTTGAGGTCGCGTTCGTCGATGACACGCTGTCCATTGCTGAGTTGGTAGACTTGCAAATGAAAGTCTCCAATACTCAGAATGCCGACGCTGGTCGCGTAAGGTAGATCACCGTCGGTGTTCTCTGGCGCGGGCAGAATCTCCCACTGCACCAGTTCCATCATGCGTTCGGCAGTCGTCATCACGTGTACACTCCATACTCCGTCGCCTTCTGCTTTCGCACCGAGCAGCAGCCGGCAATCGCCGTGACCGCCAGGGCGAAGATCGTCAGGTAGAGAAGGACGCGGATCATGCTGGGAGTTCTCAAATGGTGTTGCACCGAACACCAGTCAAGTCCGTCCAGCAGCAGGTACATCACCGTCGGGGTTGGACTGCCTTGCGTGTAACGGCGTATTACTCCGCACGTACTGCACCGCTCATAGACGCTGTTGATCGCGTCGCCCTTCCAGTTCTCGGCCCATTTGTGCACGGCGACAAAACCCCACGAGTGGAGTGCAGCGGCTTTCTGTGCTCGCGTTCTCGTCGCCATCATCCTTCTCCCACCGGCCCGCAGGAGCGAGCGTTTGGTTAGCTGCACAAAAGGCCGCGCCGCCCGCTGCCTGACTTGACGCCAAGCAGCGGGACGAGCGCGGGAGGTTTCATCGCCCACACATCGGACAGCGCGTTGCGTTCGCCAGCGCCTCAGGCTTCGGCGTCGGGAACACCTGCGACGCTGGTAGCAAGAGGTTATGCTTGCGGATATTCGCCCAGGCGTCGGCGCTCAGCGAGCCGCCAGGAATCACCGTGAACCCGGCCGCTTCCGCCGCTGCATTCGCCATCGGATCGTTCGGCGTGGCGACTACCGCTCGTTCGCCGAACCTGGCCTTGATGACCGCCTTAACGGCAGCGGGCGTGGCTCTGGCATCACCGGCTGCCTCTTGAGCCCACGGCATTGACGCCTCTTCGGGCGAGAGCCGGTCATGCACATTGTTCAGGAGTGCGGCCTGGATCGTTCGCAGGAAGGCCGGCGTCACGTTGTCCCGCTCCATGTTCAGAGGAACCTTCTGGAGCACGTTGACGCGGTAGCCGTTCGTCGTCTCGCACACCGGGATGCCGAGTTCCAGGAGTTCGCCGTTGCCTTCGTAGACTTCAACTGTGCCCAGCCGCGTTGTGCGGCGCAGGAGCCCGTCGGCGTCGGCAATCTCCGTCGGCAGTTTGGTATCAAAGCGGGCGATGGAATCCGGCCGTTCGATCTCAGCGCCGTTGAAGGTCGTGGCGACTGGCGGGATGAGACGGCGCATGGCCTCGCAGCATTCACCGTATTCGTCGCGCGTCATCTTGATCTCGGCGACGAACCGCGTTCCCGATTCCCTCTTGTCCGAGCCGCGACGGAGATTGCCGGTATTGCAGAATTCCAGCGTACCGCTTGTGGTTTCGATTGCAGCCCAACGGCAGACGCTCAGGACCAGCTTCTCCCCCAGGTTGAACCGGCCACGCTTCTCGGCATCGTCGGCCCGCGTGGACCTCGCGAACATCGTGTGAGCGTGACTCAGGTCCGCGAAGCCTTCCCCATTGTCATCGATTTCAAGCTGTGCATACGCTTGGCCGGGAATCGGCGTGAGCGTCACACTGACACGCTCGGCCCCAGAGTCCCAAGCGTTCTGCACCAATTCAAACAGGGCGAACGCTTTGCCGCGTCGTTCAAGCACCGCGGCCAGCCCAGCCTTGTCCACCGAAAACCAGTTACTCATGACCTATCCTCCCGTCGGCCTTCGCCGACAGCCTGCGACCTGACTTGCCGGTCGCTCGCAAGGAAGTTAGTTCCTACGTACTAGTATAGGAAGCTACTTCCTGTTTGTCAAGGTCGATTCTAAATTTTTCCTTCGGAGAGCATCCGGAGAAGCATGACGCTTTGAATGGCGGGCACGTCGCGGGCGCACTCCCAGGAGTTCCACGTCCGCACGGTGACGCCGACGCGCTCGGCAGCTTGCGCCTGAGTCAGTCCCAGCCGGGTTCGGATGCGCTTGATCTCGGCCGGGGAAATCTTCGGTCCGCGTTTGCGTGTCACGGTGGGCATGTTCGCCTCTTTTTTCGTTCGATGCAAGCGTCATTTTATCACTCCGTCGGCTGCGGGGCGGCGGGGGTTGTCTGTGCCGATGTACGGCAGCTCCATCAGCGCCTTGCCGACCAGCACGTCGTGAGCGACCGCGTTGATGAACCCGATTCCCTCGCGGTAGCCGCGCCAGTAGCAGAACGCCTCCATAAGCGTGTCTGCGTAGGGCGTCTGACTTGGGACGGCTGAGCCAGGCCCGTCGATCTTCAGCGCGGCATTCGACCGGCGCTCAGCGGCGTAGCGGAGAATCCACTCCAGCGCAGCCTTGTAACGGTCGCGGTCGTCGCGCACCTTCCGCTCGGCTTCCAACTCCCGCTCAGCCATGTCTTCCACGTCGGGCTCCTACTTCGATTGCTCCAGAAACCGCGTGCACGAACATAGTTCTCGCAACGCGGCTGTACTTTCTGTGCACGTCGTCAATGCGAATGCGCACATTGGCGCAGTGCGGCTTGAACATCTCACACCAGAAGCATGTGCCGTTGAACGCGGCTTTCACGCCGTCAACCTCCTGAACCACTCGCCCAACTTCTCGCGGTTGTCTTGCGTCGGCAGGGCGAGGCCGCGATCCTCAGCGTCCTCCCAGCTATACTCACCGGCCGTGACATCACGGAGCGCCCGCCGGTAGTGAGTGCGGCAGAGGCCGCGCGTCTGGACCATGCGATTGCAGAGAAGGCAGTTGGTTCGCATCGGTTGTTCTCACCGCAATGGGCCAAGCTCGGTTCGACCGCAGGCACTCGCGCTTCCCCCTGTTCTGCCGGCAGGAGCCAACGGCAGAATTGAACCGCGTTGCCAGCTTGGCCCCGACCAGTCCTTATCATGTCACGGATTTTCAGGCGGACAATTCGGTCCCGGCCGCGATACAAACCGTGCGCCGTAGTGCATCGGCAAATGGCCTTCACCGATCACGTACACTTCGCCGACACGAATCATCTGTCCGCACGCCGCACAGTTCTTCTCGCGTCCTTTGCACTTTCTCTCAGTGCCAGCGGCTGCATGGATTTTCTTCGGCGTGTCCATCGTGCCCACGAATCCGAATGCGAGCATCGTGCTCTCCGCTTCAGAGCAAAACCGGCTGAACGTATTCCCGGTGCACGCTCAGCACATTCAGCAGCCGCTCACGCCAGCGCAGAGCCCAACGAAGGCAGTTCGCACAAGAGCCATGTGAACACCCAGCCATCGGTACATTGCGTCTGGCGTTGTAGCTCCAGGCGAGACTGTCCGCGCTCGCCAGCCAAGGCGCGCATGCGACCAGTCCGCCGAACTTGAACCCAAAGGCGTGCAGCCGTATTCCACGATCAAACAGGGATCGACCGATGTCAGCGGCCAGTCCTGTAGATTGACGTCGGCAGACTGAGCCCAGTCCCACCACCCGGCCATCGGTGAGCGGTACTCCGCTCGCCAGCCATTGTGCCGCATGATCGTAGTAGTCCTCGAAACCCCATCCTTGCAGGACAGGAATCCACTGAACACCGTCGGCCAGGCGGCGCAGATCGTGGTAGCTGGCGATGGTTCGCTGCTGGTGTTCACGGACGGACTTTCCTGTTTTGGCGACGATGAACGGCTCGCACATCCAATCTTGCGGAGCTGCCCACTGCATTCCGCCGATCCGGTCACGCCAGCGCCGGGTTTCGTCGGCGTACTGTTGCGGGCTCGTCTCCCAGCGGCCGAAGAGCGAGAGTTCCGAGAAACCGGAGTCGAGAGCCCACGGCCAGCGAGCTGTCGGCAGTCGCTTTCGGAGACGGAGCCGACGCGCGGAGACGAACAGCGGCACGTCTGTACGTCCGAGCCATTCAACCTGGTGCGTGCCGAGAAAAAACGCATCGTGCTCTCCGTGAAAAGCAGCCCGCTGGCCTGTGTCAGCCGTCGCCATCAGCTAACGCAGGGCGCAGCGGGCATGTCCTTCGCGGCCCTGGCCGCATCGATTGCCTTCTTGATTTCCTCGCGATGCACCGGCAGTTCTCGCGGCGCAGAGATGCCAAGCTGCACGCGGCCCTTGTTGATGCCCACCACTTCAACAATCACCTTGTCGCCGATGAAAAGCCGTTGTCCTGTATGCCGACTGAGTACGAGCATGGTTCCCCTCCGTGTGATAAACCAGCGGCAGCCCCCGCTCTGCTAGGTCAGTCAATTGGGCGATGCGGGCTTCGATGTCTGGCGTCGTCTCGTTGCACCTCGTCCACGTCCGGCCGGCGAACGAGCCACGGTAAGTCCGGTCGATCCGCACGTTGTCATGGCGGAAGGAGGCGCGGGGCTGTTTGCGGATGCTGCTCATTTCGCGGTCTCCGTCAGTCGCTTCGCTGTCATCACCGAAGAGTATCGCTTCCATCGTGGTCAGTACCGCGTTGCCGTAGAGCCAGTCGCCGCTGATGGTCTCATGCGTCCCCGACGAAACGTGCTTCCAGCCCAGACCGATCAGTGCATCGCGGAAGGCGCTTTCTTTCGTGTCGTCTGCGTATCCGCGCGTATCGAGCCACGCGCGAGCGACCTTCGCCGAGCAGAAGAATCCCGGCATTGCGGCTGTCTTCGGCAGGAGGCGCCGCCCGATCTCGTACGGATCACCTTTCTCGCCGGACAACTCTTGAGCCCAGCCGGCCAGGCAATGTGCCGTGCTGCACGGCGCGTTGCCGTGCCAGTGCTCCATGTCGAGCCGGTGCGGCGTCAAGGCCACGAACTTGCGGACTTGATCGAGGATTTCGGTTTCGGTGGTCACTTTGCGGCCTCCAGCTTCGCCTTCAACTTCGCCACCCCACGCCTCTTGCACTCCGGGCAGTAGTCGCCGGTCGTACCGATGAACCAGCCGTCGTTCCGGGCGATTACTTCCGCGGAATGGCCGTCGCCCGATCATGGGCGGAAAAGATTGCCTGGCGCGGGCTTCGTTTCCGCAAGCGTCGCATTTGCAAAAAGTGTGGACGACGATCATAGGTCCAGTTCCCATCGCTGCTTCGTTGCCGTCGTCTGCTGCATATTCCGCTTGCGACCAGAGCGGAGGCCACGGTTACGATGCTCGTAGCTCTTCACGCCCATCTTCCAGCCAGCCGCCTTGTAGATAGTCCCAGCGTGGCGGTCGCAGTCCTGATAGCTGATGAGCTTTACCACGTCGGGGAACTTTTTGCGTAACTGTCGCACCATCCATCCGAGCATCCGCGAGGCCGTGTACTTCGGGGCGTCCGGCGCTATCGCGAACCGTCGCAATTCCAGCCAGTCCGCTGGCAGGCCGTACGCAATCGGGTCAGTCCAGATTGCCGCTGCGTAGAACGTCCCGTCGCACTCGGCGGCGAAGTAGGCGTTACGTCGGGTCCGCGTCAGGTTCGATTCGACCGTCTTCGGCAGGACCGAGTGCCACAGGCGATTCAGCCGCCGGGCTGTGGAGACGGCGCAAGTGTGGAAGCGCAGTTCGAGCGGCGAGGTCGGACTTGAACCGCCTTGGCCCGCTTGGAAGAGCGGGTGCATCAGCCGACAAATGCTTTCGCCGCCGGTGGTCACGTCGGCATCTCCGTTCAGCGGAACAACCCGACACCCCGGCCGGCACTGCTCAGCCGCCTTCCGATGCTTCTCACACCGGGCCTCTTGCTTGCTCCCGTGGACGATCCGCACCGTGGCCTCAGCGCCGCACTTGCCGTCCGGTCCGTAGTGGCCGCAGAAGATCACGGTGTCGGAAGTTGTCATACGTTCCTCCAAGTCCTACTTGACCTTCAGCCCAGCAGCCTTGCGAACCTTCTCGCACAGGTCGTTCAGCATCTTGTACCGCTGCGTCCAGCTCTCCAGTTCCTTCTTGGCCGTGTCCTCCAGTTCCTTCAGCAGTTCTTTGGACGAGAGGACTTGCCCGGTCTCGCGATAGCCGCCGCCAGGGCGCCGGCGGTCAGACTTGAGGCTGACGTACTTCGGAATAGCTTGCTCGCTCTTGTCATCCGGGTACACGACCTCGATATGCCGGATCAAGGCGCGGGCCTGCATCAAGCGGTACTGACGGCCCGCCTTGGTGTCGTCCCACTCGAAGGCGCGATGGAGCGGGCTGTCTTCGCTCTGGGCTTCGCTGACGACCTCTTCGGGCAACAGCAAGCCGTCATTGTTCTGCTTGCGGACCTTCTCCAGTGCCTGGCGAACGTCCTTGCGCTGGGAGAAACTACGGGCTTTCGGTTCAAGTTCTTGAAGTTTCACTGGCGGGCCTCCTGTTGTGGGGCGATGGTGTTCCAGGCGGTTCGATCCAAAACTGAGGAGGGCCGATGCTGTCCGCTGCTTAGCCGTCCGCTCCGCTTCACTGCCTTCGACTGCGGTCCAGCCGATGCGGTCCGCTCCGCTGCGATCCTTTGCCTTGCGCTCCAGCCTTTGCTATCCGATCCTTTCCACTTCAGTGCTGTTCACTGCGTTTGCATCCGGTGCTCTGCTTTCCGGCCTTCCAATTCACTCCCGCACCTTGAACGGATTTTGCGGCAGCCGCTCCAGCTTGCAGTTCTCGGCATCGACGGTGAAAATCCCGTTACCGGTTCCGCACCCCTGAGTACCGTTCGGCCGCCCCTCGCCAAGCCCGTTCTGTTGCCCGACGCGGATCATCAGGTTGATGATGTCGCTCGCGGAAAACTGGTCCTCATCGAACCGGATACGCAGCGTCATCTTCCACCGGCGGAACATCACGCGGGGGCGCAGGTCCGGAGAACCGTTCGCGTTCCGCACTGGGTCAACGACCATCTCCGGCTCGCCGTAGATGCGGCAGAGAGGCGTGGCGTCGATGTTGTCCAGTCCGTCCTCAACGCAGAAGACGCTCATCTTGGCCCGCGTCATGACGAACCCGGCCATGCGGCACGTCTCGATGCAGCCGTTCCGAACGCCGTTCGCATTGAGCCCGAGCCACGTCAGCTCCTTGCCTTTCTCCGTGACGGTGCAACGGTACTTGGCATCCTCATACTCGGCCTTGAAGTCCTTCGGCTCGCGCTTGCGTTTGGTCTTCGATTGCTCGCCGGCTTCCTGCGTGGTCGCCATGAGGTTCCTTTTCTTCTGACTGAAGCGGAGCACCTTGAGCGGCGAGACGCCGACGATGGGGATGGTCATGATGGCCTGGCGAAGCGGAGCAATGGTCAGTTGCTCCTTGTTCTTCTTGTCTTGGCCGTTCGCCGACGACGCGATGCGGTTCACCGGCGCTGCTGGCTCTGTGTTCGTTCTCGTCTTCACTGCAATAGCTCCTTTGTGATGGTGGACGATCCCAATGGCGGCCAACACGACCGTTTCCCGTTGTTGAGTTTTCACCGGCGTTGCGTTATCGTGAAGTTCCCCTGCGCTCTTGCCTCTTGTGCGCGAGGCCGGTAGGAAAACTGCCCCGCCGTTGGGCTGCGGGGCCTGGGCTTCCTGCCGCTACCGTGTGCTGGAGGCTCATGTGAACGTCCATGCTCAGCCGACGCACCGTCTGCATCTCTTCGACCCGGCGTCCACCGACGCACCTTTCACCGTGGCGGACGTGATCGATGCGCGCCGCGCTCATCTCGACCTGCGCGTCCGGCTCGGCAAACTGAAGCCCAAGAGTCGCGAACGCGATTTGAACTTCCTGCCCAAGTTCGCGACCGATCATCCGGCCAAGCCTGTCGATACCTGCGTCCAAGAGGACTTGCTGACGTGGCTTGCCGCTCACCCCGAATGGAAGGCCGACAGCACGATCCGCGACGCGCTCGCCGCCGTCATCGGCGCTTTCCGCTGGGCCTTCCGCGATGTCAAGCTGATCGCGTGGAACCCCTACGAATGGCCGCGGGAAATCCGACTTCACCCCAAGATTCGACCCGCGATGGAGCGGGCCGAGTACTTGGCGATGATGGTTCGCGCCCGCCCCAAAAGGCAGCGACCGCGAAAGAGCCCTGGCAGCCCGGCCTTCCGCATCGCCCTCAAGTTCTTGTGGGAGTCCGGCCCACGCCCTGACGAAATGCGGCGAGTGCAGTGGCTTCATGTTGACTGGGCCGGCGTGATTGACCTCGGGCGCGAGAGCAAGACGTTCGCCGCGACGGGCGACATCCGCCTGATCCCGCTGTCGAACCGGCTGCTTCGGCTGCTCCGTTGGCTCCACCGCAAGAGACAGCCGAAGCCCGGCGACCTCGTGTTTCTGAACGGTGACGGCGAACCGTGGAAAGAAGACACTTGGGAGCAGCATTTCCGCCGCTGGGCTCGACGCGCCGGCATCCCCAAAGAGAAGTCCTCCTACGGGCTCCGGCACGGATTTTCTGTCGCGAAGCTGGAAGAGGGCAGGTCGAACAAAGAGGTAGCCGATGCCTTGGGGCACAAGAGCACCCGCATGGTGGACGCCTGTTACGGCGCTCACACCAGGACGCGCGTCGAATACCTCAGAAAGATCGTGAATCCGGCTGAAAAGTGAGTGAGTCCTCTCCACGTCGGCATCGTGGGCGTCACGGTCTACGTGGCGTTCTCCCCGGCACGTTGCCAACGTGGCTGTCGTGGGTTCAAGTCCCATCACCCGCTCTATGCAGGAACTAAACATGCGTGCCCTCCGTGGCTGCTTTCGGCTGAGTGCGGTCAAGCGTAGCAAGCAAAACGTCAGCTATCTCGCAGGCGATGCTAGCCGTGCGGCCAATGCCCTCAGCGCCCTGCGCGAGCAAAGACTGCATCATCATCGCCGCCGTCTTGTCGCGGCGAATCCGCATCTCGCGGCGCTGAGAGTAGGCAATCTTCTGTGCTTTCGCCTTCGCCATTTACGTGCCCTCCGTGGCAAGCAGTTCGCAGTGGCCGCACGGAAAGCCGCTCGCGGTCAGCCTGTTCTCGCCTTTGGCAAGGTGAATTTGGTCGAGGTCCAGATAGCCGCAGAGACTCCGGACGCGGTGCGCGACTCGCCTCATGACGTGCTGGTAGCCGTCGGAGTCCTGAGCACGGATCGTTTGTTCGCTCGGCATTTACGTGCCCTCCGTAGCTTTGCGAATGGCTGCATCGATTTCCTTCACGGTGACGTGTTCTGCCGGATCGAAGTCGGGCAGGTCGCAGCCAACTTGCACGGCCGATATGATCGTCTGCCGCGCAGAGCGGAGCGCGGTAAGAATGTAGTCCGTCACATTCACGACCACGGCCGGTTTTGGCCTATTGAGCAACACCGTCAGTTGTGGCACGACACAAGCAGGAATGCTGCCGGTGAACATGCCGTTCCAGGAAATGCAGAGGTCACCGCGGCTGTCGATCCAAGCGGCTCCGGCGCAGGTTCCGGTGTCGTCGTCCCAGGTGACTTCTTTCCGTTCGCTCGCCATCATTCGCCGTTCGCTCGCCATCATTCGCCCTCGCATCGGCTGAACTTCAGCCGGCTCTTGTTCTGGTGGACGGCTTCTTCAAGCTCCAGCTCTGTGTGTAGCTCGCAGTTCGCCAGCGTCCAGGCGTCGGGCTTGCGTCCGGCGAAGCGCTGCATCAGCCGAGCCGCACAGCCGCAATTGAAATCAAGGATGCGGTCGGTCGAACGGATCACGGTCATGGGGTCGCCCTCGCGTCGGCCGGACGGAGCCGACAGAGAGGATGTTACCGCTCCGGTAACAGCCAGTCAATCCTGATTTGGAGATTTTTTCAAAAATGGTAGTGGCGGTCTCAGAGTTGCCCTTGCCAGATCGGTAACAGGAGGATACCGTATGCTCATGGTTCCTAGCGGACAAGAGATTGTGGCGCTCCGTCAGCGCATGGGGCTGAGTCAGCGTGCGTTTGCAAAGTTGCTCGGCGTGACGATGGCGACGATTTGTCGTTGGGAGCTGGAGCGCCGGCTGCCGCGGCGTGAACATCTGATTCGGCTAGATGAGTTGCTAGCCAAGGCAAACGGCAAGCCGCACACCGCCAACGGCCACGCCAAGCGTCGGGCCGCGCGGAATGGAGTTCATGCGTGAGCCTCTGCAAGTGCGGCAAGACGTGTGCTTACTACGGTCCAACTGGCGGCCATAGCGTGCGCTGCGAAGAGTGCAACGCCAAGGCGACCACACGACAGCGAGAACGTCGGCAGGCCCGCAAGAAGCAACTCCAGCGAATCCGGCAGGCACGCTCGCCAATAGAACGGATGATTGACCAAGGCGTGCAGGCTTGACGACTAACGGCCACGCCAAGCCGCGTCGCAAGAGTCGCGGTGAGCCGCGTTTCGGCGTCGCTGCGGTCGCCGCGGCGTTTCGGGAATCGTTTGAGCGGGTTCGGCATGGGCGCGACCATTATGCGGCAAGTCGGCCCTTTTGCTTCAGCTTCGCGGCCAGGATGTAGACGCCTTCTTCGTCGGCAGTCCGGACGGATTGCATGTCCACGATCTGGGCGGCTTCCCTCGTATGCTCAATCGGGACACGGATGTAGAAAGTTGTCCAGAGCGAGCCGACGATGACGCGGCCCTGGAGCGGTCGAGAACCAACCTGATTCAGGTAGAAGAACGGCCGTCGGTCATGTTGGGCGTCGAAATCGTCGCCCCGGCTGAAACCGTTGCGTTCAAGCAGCGACACGATGCGGTCAACGTCGTTCATTGCTCATGTTCTCCGGGGGGCAATAGGCAATTCGTACAGATCGCTCGGACACCCCTCGCACTCAAGCACCGTCGTTCCGCCGCCGCGCCGCGGATTCAAGCAAGCCAGGACCGGCTTGACGCACTCTTGCGTTGGGTGGGATCCTCATCCCAACGCATAGCGCCGGCGTTCACCGGTCCGGTTGCCAAGCCATCTGCATCGCACCGGGCGTCGCATCAGCAGGACCTTCTCGCGCTGGCCAGGCCAAAGGAAAGGCTCGAGTTCCTTGGGTACTTCCTTGGGCGCTGGAGCCGCTGGCTCAGCGCAGTCCTGGTCGATGTGCCGGCATCCTTGGGCGCAAAAACTCGCCGGCACAGAACTATCGAGACTGCCGCGCACAAAGCATCGGCTGGCGCAGGCGAACCGCCCGCCCTGCTCTTGTCCACGCTGCCGGCAGACGGGGAGGTTGATCACAAAATCAGATCCCCGCGCCAAAGCCGTCACCTAAGATTTCCCGGTAGCACATGCAGAAGCGGTCCTCGTCTTCTGGGTCGCCGTCCTTGCCGCCAACGTCTTCCAGGTCGCAGGGTTCGATCACAATCTCATCTGGCCAGCCGATGCATTGGAAGCACAGGTCAGCCGGTCCCGTTAATTGTTTAACGAGCCGGTTTGGACGGTCACACTCAAACAGATCGTTGTAGTAGTAGAATCCAGCGCCGACAGCGCCGAAGCCTGGCGTGTTGATCCAGCTGCAGTCGGCGTACGGATTAAGCGGCAAGTTGATGCAGAACGGGGCCAAGCGTGCCTTGCCGCACCATCCTTCCAGGAAGAACCCCATCGCCTTAGGGAACACTGGCACAAGTGGTCCCGGCAAGCAGAGGGTGGAAGCGCACCAATTACACAGCCCCGACCCAGTCTTGACCATGCGCCACAAGCCGTTCCACTCAGGACAGCAGGCTCCCCAGGGCGGGCTGGGATCGAATAGTCCGTCTAGCAAGAACGACCAGCAAGGTACGTCCTTGCACGGACAGGGAGGATCGCACCCCGGCGGCACCGGCTTCTTGCAACAGCATGTCCCGACGACGCGCGACAGCACATCTACGGCCCTGCCAGCCTAGCTTTCGCTTCTTTCGTCAGTTGCGGATCGGGCGAGTGGGCGCCGGCGTTCACGCGGCGGCAGGCCTCGGCGCACGTCGCAGCGAACTTGGTCGCGGCGTCGGTGCTGAGACTGCGGACGGCGTGCAGCTCCGCCAACTCCGGGGCTGCTGCCGAGACGGCGATTGGCGACAACGCCTTCGCCTCGCCGTCGGCGTCGTTGATGCAAGCCAGGAATCGCGCCCAGGGGCAGGTGAATTCGACCAGGAAAGGCTGCCCGCCATCCGGTGGAATCTCCCACCGCTTCAGGATGATTTGTTGCCACGGTCCCATTGTGCTTCTCCTTTTTTTCTAGGCGTAGCTCTCGGCTTCCAAAGTGATCTTGAACGTCTCGCCGATCTCCGTGGCCATGCGAATTGAATCCGAGGTGGTCGGCAGCCACACCTCCAGCCGCCAGACGTCGTTCCAGGGCAGCACCGGGGCTCGCTGCCCGGCGACGCCGACAGCGATATTGGTCGCGCGCACGGCGCGATCGGCGAGAAAAGTGAAGTTAGTTCCGTCGTGTGTGTAAGCGTGAATGAAGCCTTCAGTCACAGGTCCCGGCGCGACGATGTTGGCACGGAAGGTTCGCGTGTTAGTGGCTGTGGCTGTAAATACCGTAACGACGGTTCCTGTACCATCGCGGTTGGCATTGGCGACCGAAAGCGTCGCCACGCCCTTGTGCTTGTTGACCCAGTTCTTCGGGGCTGCCATTTGGTCTGCCTCCCTTACACTCCTGATGCCGTCATAAGCCAGCGATCGTTGTTACTGTCGGCCGAATGCACAAAGGTCCTGCTCGTGTCCGGAGCGTTGAGCACAGCGCTAAGGCTGCCGCACTGGAAACGGTTGCCCGCCGAACTGCCCGCGTTGTCATCTTCGAGAATGACCGAATCTGTCGCGTGGATCAGCACAATCACAATTTCTTTACCGGCTGTTCCGCCGGCGATGCCTGTGATCGAGTACGGCCCACCGCCGTTTGTAGTTACACGGATGACCGTGCGATCCGATAGCGTGCCAGGGTTCCAGTTGTTGACGTTTCCGGTCAGGGCTGCGGGCGAGAGCACGCTGAACGCTGCACTGCTGCCCGCCGGCGTCTCAAAGCCGACGACGCCATTGGTCGAATCGTAGGTGACTACCTGCCCATCCGTGGCCGTACCGTCGCCGTGAAACAGGCTCCACAGGCGATCAAGGATTTGCCGCGACGATGGACCGGACGTGGCGGGCTGTCCAGGCGAGAGGAAAGTCGCGCCTGAGCCACCTTGCGGAAGAATTTGCACGCAATCGCCGTTGGAAATTTGTGTGTAGCCAGGCGGACAGGGATTACCGGGCGTTGGCCCTGGCCCAGGCGGAGGAACAGTGCCGCCGCCGCCTCCGCCGCCTCCTCCGCCTCCGCCGCCACTTCCACCTCTGCCGCCACTTCCACCTCCGCCAGGTGGGGGGATAATAGTGCCGCCTTCACCCGGTGGAGTTCCGCCAGTGCCGCCTCCCCCACCACCGCCAGTACCGCCGTCCCCGCTGCCATCACCGCACGGATCGCCGCCTTCGCACGGCGAGTCTGACCAAGAACTGGCTGGGCCTCGCCAGTAGCTGTAATCCTCAACGATGTCCGACGTTCCGTCCGGATGCGTCACGCAGCGAACACAATGCAAGATGCGCTTGCAGGCCTCCTCATATGTGTCGGTCCCCACCAGCCGCACGATGGCCCACTTCTCGCCTGTGCCAGACTCTTTCCAGACAATTCGCGCCGAGCCCGCGTTATCGCTCTCCAGAGAGGCCGTCTGCCCATCCTTCGCGTCGGCCCATTCGTGTCCTGAGTCAACGACGTTCACGCGAGCCAAACACACGCCGTCAACCGCTGCCCAGTAGAGCCGCCGATTTGAAGCCGACTCGTTCGGCAGCGGGCCGAGCAGGACGGCAAATTTCCCCTGATGACCCGACGGCGAGACGCCCGACATCGCTACGCGCTGGAGAAACTCATCCTCGCTGTCGGCCACTGTGATGACGGGGGCGGACAACCCCAGCACGCCGCCGCGTTGCACGTCTACACCGCTGTCGTTCCGCACTAGGATGGTGTCGCCGCGCTTCAGCCGCGCTTCAACCGTATCGTCGGCGCTGAACCGTCCCGCTTTGAAAGCGCCGAGCACCTCCAGGAACCCATTCCACGCTTCCGCGGACGGCTTGAGCGCTTCGCCGGCTTGTACCTTGGCGAACTGGTCCATCAGATGCTCCCAAGGACGGTAAAGTCGCCGAATTCGTAGACGCGCTCGACGTTGGCCTGAGTGGGCCGTTTGATGATCGATTTACCATTAGTTGGCACTACGTCCATGTACTTGATCCAGAGCACGTCCCAGCCGAGCTTCACCGGAACGGTGACTTGGTTCGCGCCTTCGCCGATCTTCAGTTTGGTGACGTTGGGCGACGCGGCGAACTTGAAATTCAGCTCCGCCGCCTCTTCCGAGCGCTTGCGCCCCGAGCCGCCGAGAAACAGTACCTCGCCTCGCTCGAATCCCTTGAAGACCGCAGCGTTCATCATGCCAGTGAGCAGGAACACCCCGCGGACGTAGCCGAGTGGGATTTCGTGCTCGATAGGCAACTGGTGCGTTATGCTGAAGTGGAACACCGGGAGCGTCACGTCGACGCCTTCGATCCGATCTTCGTTGACGTTGATCGCGCCTTCAAAATCGACTACGGTTCCGAGCGGCGGTACATTTTTCGAGATGGTCGCGCGCGCCATTTGGATGCGCTGCGTTCCGCCCCCCGTGTCGAATTCGAGCGTGGAGGAGCCGGGCTCCTTGCTCTGCCCCTGCTGACTCCCCGAACTGTAGTTGGCCCGCCCCTCCCAGTAATCGCCCCCTACAAATTCAAGCGAATAGGTGGTGAGCGGAACGCCATCATAGAACGTCACGACTTCTGCGGCCGCCAGGTTCTCGGCTTCGACCTTGCTCGTGGTCCCGAAGATCGCGAAGTGCATCGTCCGGCTTCTCTGCGCCGGGTCGGTGCTGTTGACGATCTCAGGAGATTTGTAGAGTTCGAGGAATGTCGCCATGAGATTTCACTTGCATCGTGCAGCGGTCAGGTGGAGAATTGTGCTCCCTGGGAGGTCATACCATGCTTGCTTTAACCGTCGCCCTCGTGCTCCAAGTTGAGTGGAAGGTTGAGAACCAAACGCCGCGCGTCCAGGCCTACGTCAAAGCTGAGCGGCGGCAGAACCTGCATTGGATGTTCCAGGACATACAAGACACCAAGCAACTGATGCACGACCTCCGAGCCAAACGGCCGAAGTCGCAAGACGACACCAGGCAACGGGATGACAACCTCAAGAAAGCCTCCGAAAAGCTGAGGCAGTTAGAAAAGAGCTATCCCTTCGTAGCCAAAAGCTGGTTGCCTGCAATTCGGCCAGACTGTTTTCAGGTTGGGCAGGCTGGCTTTATGAAACCCAGCAATCGCCTTGAGGATGGCTTCCTGGCCTACAGAATCCTCCAAGTCGTCAGCGCCAGCGAGTTGCTCGTTACCTGGAATGACACGACACTACTGTTACGCGGATGGAGAACTACGGGCATGACTGATGGAAAGACTATTGTGATAGACAAACCATCGCGCGTGAGCGGAACACACAAGTATGTAAGTGTTCTCGGTGCTGTTAACACGGTCTTCGTTGTCGAGCCATCGGACGAATCGCTGATGCCTGATCCTGCTACACAAGCCGCCGCGCTCCCTACTTACAAAGAGCTAGAGGATCAAATGAAGCAGTCCGCCAGGGCAGCAGCCGCAACGTCAAAAACCGGAAAGCCGCCGAGTTCGCCTGATCCGGAGGCCGACGCAGCAAGCAAACTTCGCCATGCGAAATCTTACTTGGCAGCCGGGGCGCAATCTGACGGCGAGGATCTCCTGAAGCAAATAATCTCTCGCTGGCCCACAACCAAAGCAGCGACAGAGGCCAACGAACTTCTAAAGAGACTTAGCAAATAAGCTACCACCACCATCCGCCACTGCCCTTCCCCGTGTTTTGCTTGATCCCCTTCAGTTGAGTAAGCATCTGGCTTTGCACGTTGAGCTGCTGCTTGTCGATGGTGTCCGCGCCGAGCCCGCGGACGCCGAACGGGTTGAACGTCGCTTTCGCTTCGCCGGCGAGCGATGGGCCAACCGTCGGCAGCGGGCGAGCGATAGACTGAAGAAGCGTAGCGAGTGGGTTCCCGGCCCCCAATATGGCCGTGCCGAGTCCCTGGCCGATCCTCAGATAGTGCTTGAGCGTGTCGTGTGCGACCGCGGCTTCTCCCTTCACCAGAAGTTTGTTGAGCCTATCGCGGGCGGCTTTTGTCTCTGCGCTTTCAGTCGGCGCAACAAAATTTGGAAGCTTCAGTTCGGGCGGTTCTTTGAATTCAGGACGCAGCTCACGCGCTGCGTCATACAGTGAACCGATAACAGGGACATTCCTAAAGGGCTTGAGCATTTTGAAGAGTCCCAGCATGGTCATGATTGCATTGCTGAACTCAGCGACAAAAGTCTCCCCGATGAACTTCGCAATAGCAGCGAACCCGTCGCCGAGAAACTTCCACAGCGGCGGGAACACGTCCTTCACCTGCGAGACCGCCAGCGCCGCCCCCGCCCCGGCGATTTCCCAGGCGAGCTTCATGTCCACCTTCGCGACCTGAACGATCTTCCCCAGAATCGTCCACCACTCTTTGAACATGTCGCCGATGTGCGCGATTGGCCCGCTCGCCGCGCTCCCCAGTTGGCCGAGCGCACCGATGAACGCACTCGCCGCCTTGAAGGCCCCGTAGGCGGCCGCGCCAGCGACCACCAGCCCGGCGCCCAGCGTTCCCACGACAAGGACAAGCGCGCCGACGGCGATGACGTTTCCCGCCAGCAGCAGGTTCATCACGGTGATCGCCGCGTTGAACAGCCAGACGGCCCCCTTCGCAACCAGCGTGGCCGCCGTCCAGACGCCCCACAAGGCAATCGACGCAATCTTCTTGATCGATAGGATGCTGAAGGCGAACGCCAGCACGCCGATCCCGGCCGCGGCGATTTTCGCGACCAGGCCGACGGCGGTCAGGGCGATGCCGAGCGCAGTGATTCCGAGCGTGACCGCGGCGGCGATGACAACGAGTTGCTCGTTCTCCTTGATGAACTTCCGCACGACGTTGATGCCGTTCACCAGCAGGCGCGTCGTCAACGACAGGGCCGGGGCGAGCGCTCCGCCGATCTCGAACACGCCCATCTTCACGACCTTCCAAAGCGTGTCGAGCCGGTCGCCGAGTACGTCCGCGGCCTTGGCCTGCTTGGTTGTCATGACGATTCCCAGGTCACGGGCTTCCTGGCTCAGGGCCTTCACCTCCGCGATCAACGGAAGCAGCTTCGTGCCCGTCTTCGTTCCGAAAATCTCCATCGCCTTCTGTGCACGCTGAGTGTGGAACGGCAGCGAGTTGATCTCTTCGGCGACGCGCTGAAAGTCGCTGGTTGGAATCCCATTCTTGACCATTTCCTTCATGGCGATTTCCAGGTGCTCCATCGCGACGCCGGTCTGCCCGGCCGCGTAGCTCAGCTCCGAGAGCGTCTCGACGGACAGGCCCGTCCGCGTGCTCATGTCGAGCATCTCGCTGCCCATGTTGGCGAACAGCTTGGCCGCGCCGATGAAGGGCGTGGTGAGCAACGCGCCAACGCCGGTCAGGCGCGAGCCGACGGAGACGAGGGCGGCGCCGAAGGCGGCAACGCGCTTCTGCGATGCCAGGAACACGCGGCGCAACTTGCTGTCGTCGGCCCCGATCTCCACGTAGGCGGCCCCGGCTTTAATTGCTCCGGCGCTTGTTGCCACGTTTACCTCTCGCTGCCTTTACAACTCGCGATGCCGACGCCACGCAATCATTCAGAATTGCGCGGAGAATGCTGGCTGCTTCCTGTAGCTGCGCCAGCGACCGGCGCAGCCCTTCGTCTTTTACAATGAATTCAATTTCAACGGGTATCTTCGACATCTCACACCCCCAATGCCCCCCGCACGTCCCGCAACCTGAGCTTCATCGTCGGCTTCGGCCGCTGCACTTCGCCCGCGCGGTAAGGATTCTCCCTCATCGCGTCCTGAATGAACTTGTCCCGGCCGATCTTCGTGAACGCCGACGCGCTCACCAGACTCCCATTGTGGATCGTCTGCACCAGCCGGGCCGTGTGGTCCCAGTCCGTCATGAGCCTGGCGCGGGCCATCTTGACGAGCTTCGCCAGCGTCAAACGGCCGGGGTCAACGCCGACGATGCCGGCGCATTCCCAGACTTGCGCTTCTGCTCTTGAGCCAGCGTTTCGATGATCTTCGCTGCCTCCGCTTCCGGCTGAATCTCCGCAATCAGCTTCTCCCCCTGGTCGAGCATCCGGTCCTTGACTTCCCGCCCCTTCGCTAGGGCCTTCCGGAGCAGGTCCCGCGTCCGGGCTTCGGGGAAAAAATCCAGCAGCTCCTCGGCAAAGGCGACCGTGGCTTCGTGGAGCGCGTCGCCGGCGAACGCCTCGCCGAACTGCTCGGCCGTCACGCCGACCTTCTCCGGGTCCAGGATCGCGTAGAGAACCTGCACCAGCTTGCACGGGTCGGCGCACAGTTCCGACAGCGGCTTGAAACCATCGTCGGCCAGTTTGTAGAGGTCAACGTGTGTGCCGGCGATCTTGATGCCGCGAACGCGCTCAATCGTGTTGACGTTGATGCGCACGCGCCACTCGCGGCCTTCTGAGTCTTTGAACGTGTGCATGGTTTCCCGAAGGTGCTACGGGCGAACGTCGCAGCGGAGAATGAGGTCATGGACGACGCCCAGGACAGCCGTCACGCCGGCCGCGTCGTTGATGGCGAACGTCACCCGTACGTCGAGCCGGTCGCCCGGCGACAGGTTTGTCTCCGTCAGCGAGAAATCCTTGTTCGCGATGGTCGTGCTGTTGATGGATGTCGCAGCCGTCTCCACAAGGTCAGAGGAGAGCGTGCCGTCGCTGTTCAGCTCGTAGGCTTCCACGTCGATTGTGGCCGTGGTGTCGGCGACGGTTGTTTCCATGCCGGCATTCAGCCGAATCTGCACGTCCTCGCCGGCCTCGTAGGTGTCCGGCAGGGTGACGATCTGCCGGAAGCGGATGGTGACGGCGGCGGCCGCTTTCACGTCCCGCGTCTTGATCCGCGGGGCGTTTGTGCCGAAGGTCCCGGTGACGATCCGGCAATCGTCGGCCGACGAGGCCCGAGCCAGGGCCACAGTCACGCAGCCACGCGCGGCCGTCAGCGTGCCGGTGAAATCAATGCCGATGCGCGTCCCGACGGCTATGTCCAAGTCGCTCGACGTGGCCGACAGCGTAAGAGCCTGATTCGTGTTAACCGTGCCCTTGAGATCGATTGTGCCCGTGTGCAAGGCTGTGCCGGCGGCGATGTCGGTTCCGCTGGCCGCCTTCTTGACAGCCGCGGTCACCGCGCCGGCATCGGTCCCCGCCACTTCGATACAGGCCGTGATGCCCACCACCCGCCAGCCGCGGCTGACGCAAATCCACATCGTGTCATCGGCGCTGTTCGGGTCCCAGTAGTAGCTGACAGTGTGCTCGGCCGATTCAGCGTTGCCGTCCGATGGCAGGAGCATGTCAAGCGCGTCCCACACCCGCGCAGTGAGCAGGTTCTGCGGGAAGCTTGCGAGCGCTTTTTGAACGAGCTTGTCGCGACCGATGTTAGCGGCCGGGTGCATGTGCCGATCCTTCAGCACCTCATCCAGCAGGTTGACGGTTGCTTCGCCGGGCATGGGTTAGACGGCCGTGTTATAGGTCGGGAATGTGGTATCGTCGTAGCCGGGTTTCGCTACAATCGAGAGCAGGCGCTCGCCGCTCATCGGCTCGGCCAGGTTGAACTCGAAGATTTCGCAGATGGCCCGGAAGTACTCGTTGCCGGCTGTGGCGATCGCGCCGTCGGACACGGCTAGTTCAATCGTCGTGCCGTTAAGGCAAGCATCGCGAAATGCCTCCATGTCCGTGTCCGCGTGGTCCCAGATCATGGTCCAGTCGATGCTGATAACCTTCCGAGTGCCACGGGTCCGCACGTAGGACGTGGCCCGACTGGACACGTCGGCCTCTTCCCTCGAGAAGTTGAAATTCACGTCGCGGGCGTTGACGGTTTCATTCCAGGTCGGTGTGCCGACAGTACCAGTGTTCCGGTAATGCTTGCACTCCAGGCCGATTACTGCTGTTCCAGGCATAGTGGTCGTCTCCTATTTCACGCTGCCGCGAAAGGCGAGCGGGAACTTGGGGGCTTCCTTCTTCAAGGCCGGCTGCATGAACGGCCGGGCTGCCGCATTGCCGCCCGCGAAGAACTCCGGCCCGTACAGTTGGGCCTGCAATCGGTTCGCGGCGGCAACCTGACGGGCTGTCGTCAGCTTGGCATACACGGCCTTTTTGCCTTGCAGCCTGATCTCGCCGGAGGCGGCGAGCGTCCGCACGCGCCGGCGCGGATTCTTCCGTCGCCCCACGCTGCCGCCGTGCTCCAGGGTCCGCGGCGCGCCTGTCGCTGGAGCGAAGAGGACGGCGCCCACAACGACTGTCTTGCTGCTGGCGTCCCAGGCGAAGAAGATCAACTTGAGCGGGCTCTTGCCGCCCCGGCCCTTGTGGACACTGGGCGGCTGTCCCGACGCTGATGGCTTCTTCCGATACCGCAGAGAGCTGCGGGCTGCGGTTCTGACAAACGCCCCGCACTTCGATAGCGCCTGCCGCTTTCCACGGTCCACGGCCCGCTTGACCTTCGCGGAGTCGAAAAAGTTCCTCTTGGCTGCCGCGATGGTCAGGTTCATCGGAAGTGCCTGTAGGTCGCGGTGACGACGGACTCAAACAGCCGCTCCTGGTAATAAGCCTCCGCGCTGAACGCCGGGTCGTTCTCAATCGTCTCCGGGTATCGCCCGCTGGTCGCAAGCACGTTGTCGAAGAGGTAGTCGATCATCTCTTCGACCAGCAGCAGGAGCCCAGCGGCTTCCGTCTCGATTTCCGCGTCCGTCCCGTTGAGCTTCTTCTGGACCCAGATTTCCGCGCCGTAGCGCCGATCCTTCACCGTGCTCGCTGGTCGCGCCGCTCTCGTAATGAGCACCGTCGCTGGAACCACCTGGACGGCGACGGTCGTCAAGGCCGAAAGCTGCTCGCGATTCAACAACTCACGGAGCGGCGAGATTGCCTGGCTGAACGATCCGGCCGCAAGCAAAGTCCGCACGTCATCCGCTACGTGAATCAGTTGCGCGGCCATGCTACGTCGCTACCCCGATGAACTTCGTATGCACGCGGAGAAACGTCCTGTGCGGGTCGAGCGAATAGCACTGCCCATCCGGGGCTGGCAGCACCTCGTAGCGATTCGTGGCTGAGCCCTCAACTAGATCGATCCTGTCGCCTTCGGCCGGCGTCGCTGGCGAGCCCGAGAGCACCAGATCGGCGGGCCGAATCAGAAAGTCCCGCTCCGTCACGTACACGCCGCCATCGGCGAGCCGAAAGAACTTCTTTGCGAGCACCGCACTGACCGTCACGCTCGCTGCCGCCCGTCGATAGGTAACGGACTGCGACTCGTTTTCAATTTTTTGATCCGCTAGCCACCGCTGGCGGGCTTGCATTCGGTCGGTTGGCATGGGGTTTCACCTGCTCCAGCAAGTGGCGCACGTCGTCGCTCTGGACGAAGACGGCCCTTTCCTTCCTGGCCCGCGTTGAGCCGAGCCATAGGGCACGCACCGTGTGGTCACGCTTCTCGGCTGGGATGGACTCGCAGACAGCGATGATTTCTTCGGGCATGACTGCAGAGTGAGCTCGCCGGATCGTATCGCGCTCAATCGGCTGGCCGTGGGGATCGTAGCCGATCACAGTTTTGACGCGATTGACGCCCTGCTCCTTCCCCTCCACGGAGAGCCGCAGGTTCTCCAGTGCGGTTTCGATTTTTCTGTCCATCGGGGGACTCCCTGCGAATGGGCGAACCTCGGCAGTCAGGCGATTTAGCGCTGCACGTTGTCCTGCTGCATCAGGCGGACGGCGGCATGATCGATTAGCACCTTGTACACGTCCGTCCCAATGGTCTTTTCCAGGTGGGCGATGGCGAACAGCGGTCCCGTGGCGGCAGTCAGAACGAAGGTTGTGCCGCTCAACACCCGCACGCCGTCGATGTAAAACTTGACGCTCGCTGGATCGCGGCCGTCGATGACAACGTGAACGCGGTTGGCTACCGCTGAGCCCTCGGTGTAGTCCTTGGTCGAATCGGTTGGGGCCACGTCGGTCGTGCCGTCGTCCGACTGGCAATTGATGTTGGTCGAGGCACCCACCGTGGAGACGGCCGCGAACTCCGCAACCGATTGGAAGTCGGTCGCGTGCGTGCCAGATGCCACGCCGAAGGTGAAATCCTGCGTGGCGTTGGCGCCGTCGTTGGCGAGACGGAAAATGCCCTCGAAAATCCAGTTCGACCCGACTGCGAACCCATCCACGCTCAAGGCGTCGGCCTTTTGCGCTTCACTGGTTGCCGTCAGCTCAAGCTGAAGCGTCCCGCCGAGAACCACGGGGTAGCCGAAGGCGCCGGCCGCCGGCGTGCCGACGGGCACGGACAGGAAGCCACCCGTCCCGAAGCCGGCCCCGCCGTGGAGCAGGTCCACGTTGTAGTGTGGCTTGCAGTTCAGATTGACTTTGCCGGTCGTGTCGGCGCTGGCCCAGTCGCCAACGGCGGTTCCGAGAAAGAAGTCCCTGTCGTTGACCGGCTCGAAGGTCGCGGAGTTGGCGCTGTGGTCCCAGAAGACCGGCTGACCGTCGAGGATGACGATGGATGCGGTCTTGGTGACTTCGACCGTGCCATCGGTCTGCCACTCGGTGAAATCGTTGGCAGCCGCGGCATCGAGGCCGTTGTAGTAGGCAGCGCGCCCGTCCGGGAGCTGCCAGATTTCGCCGGTGGCGACGGCCGCAGCGGCGATGGTCCGGCGGTCGTTGTGGTCTCGGATTCGCACTGCTTCGCCCATTGGAATGCTCCTGTTAGTCGGGCCACTTTGGGCCGCGCGTTACTTGCTCTTGGCCTTCGGTTCCGATGCCTTTGTCGCTACGGGCGCTGGCGTTGGGGCCGGCGTCGGGGCCGCGACTTCCGGTGCAACCGGCGACAACTGCTTGAGCGCCAACATGCTTTGCAAGCAGCCGGCGTCGATCTCGTTCTCGACGATGACGGCGCCAGGAGCGTAACGCTTGCCGAGCACCTTCATCTCCGTCTCAAACTGGAACTTCTTCACGACTTGCCCCTCCCGGAGCCTACGCGCCGGCGTTCTTCCGCAACCCGCGCCAATCGAGCGCCTTGGCGCCGATGTCCATCGCGACATCCCAACCCATGCCCCAGCTTCCCTTGTCGAGCACGAACGACCGGACCTGCGGAGCCCGCCCTGTTCCACGTCGGTAGCCAACCTCAATCGTGTTAGCGCGGTTGGAAACCAGATACCAGGCCGTGGCCGAGCCGGCCGCCGTCGTCTCGTCCGACGGGTCAGTGACGCCATTTTCCAGGCGCGCCTCGAACACCGGCATGATGCCATCCGCCTTCAGGGCGTTGAGACTGCCGCGTTCGGTGTTCGTGGTGCCGGCCAGGAAGATCGTGCTTGAATTGGTCAGTTCCCAGCCGAGATGCTTGAGCGACGGCGGGAGCAAGAGATGGGTCGGCACGAGATTCAGGTTGATGCTGTTCTCGCGGACGAGCAGCTGATTCTTTACAGCGGTTCGCAGCGTGGCTGCCGCCAGCGCGGCGGCCGTCTCAAGGTTCGCGTCGGTCGTGTTGAAGAGCGCCCGCGCTGTGGCGTCGAGGTTCGCGTTGTCGAGGATGATCGCGTAGACCAGATCGGGACGCAGCCGAGCCGCAGCCATGCCGAACTCACGCGGGCTCTTCGACAGCCCCCCCAGGTTGTCATCGATCCAGTCCTGCTCATCAACGACGAACTGCTTGGCGTAGCGAGCGATCTTGTACGATTCCTTGCGGTCGGTGTACTTCGCATGATCGGCCGCGCCGCCGCGGGGCAACTTCTTGAGTCCGGCACCGATCTCGATTTGAATGCGCTCGTTCGTCTTGAAGTCGTTCACGTCGGCCGGCTGCGTCCAGTCTGCCGTGCTGTCCGGCGTGTCGATGTACGACATGAGCAGCAGGGCGTTAACGCTGGTCGTGAAAATGTTCGTGAGCGCGGAGCCCGAAGAAGCGGCGCGGAGCACGCCCTCTTTCGTGTCAGGGATGTCCTTTCCGTCAATCCTCAGTGCCTCAAGGCAGATGTCGTGCGCACTGAGGCGCGAGAAGCGATGGGCCATCTCCATCGTTCGTTGCCGCTGGTCATCGTTGAGCCCAGCCCGGAGCCATGACGGGATTCCGACGTTACGGTCGCGAGCGTCAATGCCGACCATGCCGAACGCGGCCGAAGACTCGTAAGCCGTGTGGTCGAGCCGTCCGCCGATGCGCAGGATCATCGCGGCGGCGAGAGTATCGACGGTGCAATCCTTCTCGTGGCTGCGGGAGAGGATGGCCGGCCCGCTGGGGCGCGCGTTGCGAACCGCCTCCAGCTTCGCGTCGAGCACGGCTTCCTTCGCCTTGAGCTTCTCCCAACCTTCGGCGATGGCCTTCGCCTCAATGTCGGGATGCTTGCCATCGCAGACGGCGCGGATGTCCGCCTGCCGCTGGAGTTCCGTGGCAGCACCGGCTCGCGTTGCGGCGACAGCCTGCTCGCTGATGGTCTTCCGCTCCACTTCGGTGAGAGTGATGGTTGCGCAGGCTTCGGTGTCGAGTTCGTTAGCCATCGTGGTCCCCTTCAGAACGGACGACTTCGCGCCCTGGTTTCTTGCTTTGGCTTCAGCGACCAGCGCCTCAATTGTGGTCTCCAGCGACTGAATCCCGTCAATGAGCTTGCGGTCCAAAGCCTCAGCCGCGCCGAACACTGCGCCGGAACGCACGTCGGCGAGCTGTCGGTCGGTCAGGCTGCGGGCCTTCTGGACTGCGCCGTCGAAACTCTTCTGGGCTTCCTCAACGAGCCCCTGGAAGTAGTTGGCCTGGTCCTCGGTGACTTTGCTCCCCGCAACGCCGGCGCCCTTCAGCGGCCCAGTCGCGAACACCATAGCCCGCACCCCTTCTTTCTCCGCAGCACCGCTGAGGTCGTAGACCGTCATCAGCGTGCCAATCGAACCGACAAGGGCGGTCGGACTGTTCGCGAATATTGCCTCGGCCTGGCTCGCGAGCCAGTAGGCAGCACTGGCCCCGAGGTCATCGATCTGGGCATAGACCGGCTTCTGCTTGTTCGCCTGTCGGATGTCTTTCGCCAGGTCGTCCGTGCCGGCCACGGTCCCGCCGGGAGAATCGATTGCGAGCAGGATTGCGACGACATCCGGATCGGCTGCCGCTTGGCGGATGTCGCGCCGGGCCTGCACGGTTGAAGTCGAGGTGCCGAAGCTCGACTGCTGCTTCATCAGCGTGCCCATCAGCTTCACGACAGCGACCTGCCGGCCGCTCTTGCTGTTCACGCGCTCGACTGCCGACCGGAGCGGAGCCGCTGGCTGCTGGACGTGTGCCGCCAAGTCCAGCCCGCGGAGCTTTTGCCACTGAAGCGCGAAGGCCTGCGACTCCATCGCCCAGACGCCGGCGTATTCGTCCAGGCGGGCGAACGTCGGAACCTGGATGACATCAGCGCTGCTCGCGTCGCTATGCAAACGCGAGAGCGGCTTCGTCTTCACGATCTTCCGCGGCATCGTCCTTCTCGCGATTGCGGGATTCGTCTTGAGAGTCTTTGGGCTCAGTCGGTTCCGTCCGGATGCGCGCCGCAACCGGCTCAATGCCGAGACCGAGTTCCTTCATGCGGGCCTGCTCGCGAGCGCGCTGCGCCAGCACGTCTTCCCAGTGCCGGCCCTTGGCGGCGCAAATCTCCGCGAGCGTGTTCGTATTGTTCGCCAGCTCCAGCTCTTCGGCCGTGGCGTCCTTCACCGGGTCAATCGACTCGAAGCCGTCCCATTGCCAGTCCCAGTTCCAATCCTCAAACGGCGGCAGGCCGACAAACAAATCGCCCAGCTCGCGCGTTACCATCGCCTCTTCAAACCATGCGTAAGCGATGCGGTCCACGCCGTCCTTTTGCAGGTCGTCGCGTTCGACCCAAATCGAGCTGTGATAGTTGAGATGGTCCAGCCGGCCGGATGAGTAGTTGTACTTGGACGAGTTGCCGGCCACGACGTTGAACGGTGCATGGAAGGGACGACCGATGTCGCCTTCGTAGGCTTCCTTGGCCGTCTCGAACTTCTGATTCGGCTGGTTCGCCTGGAATGACGACGCCTTCCATCCACCGGGCAGCGTGAGCAGCGCCCCACGCGGCATATCAACTTCGTCCATCGTCTCGAAGGTCGGTGCGGTTCCCGTGTCTGACGGCATGTCGCTTTCGAGCACGCCGGTGATATGCGCCGCCGTCTCCATGTTCGTGAGCGTGGCGATTCCCCAGCGGCGAAGCTGGGCCAGCGTGTTGAGCACGGGGGCCATTTCGGAGACGCCGCGGACCTGACCGGGCCGCGTCGGACGATACCAGTGAATGACCGCCTCGGCGTGAACTGCCTCGGTCTCGAAAGAGGTTCGCCAGTTGTGGCCGGGATGTTGTTTCAGGAAGTGGTACTTCGTGCGGTTCCCGTCCGCGTCGAACTCGATGCCGTCAACGAACTTCGCGTCGTTCAAGAGTCGGTCGTAGGGGCTCTGGCACTGGTCGGCCTCGATCAAGCACACGTCCAGCTTGACAGGGCCTTTGAGCGCGCGAGTCGTCTTCAGCACAGCGAAGCACTCGCCATCGCGCAGCCGTGATTCATGGAGAATACGGAGCTTCTTCGCGAGGCAGATTTCCTTCGTCCACTTCGCGAACGCCCGTTCGATCTTGCGGTAGCGGAGCGTGAGTTCCTTGGTCGGCTCGGCATCGCCCATCGGTCCGAGTTGCAACCGCGGCCCTGTGCCGATCAGGTCGAATGCGATCCGTGAGAGCAGCCCGGCCGCAGTAGGATTGTTCCGCGCTTCCAAGCGCGCCCGCTGGCGCAGCGTGGCCCGCACTTCCGGCGTGTTCAGCGAGGCGGCGCTGAGGGCGTCGGCGGCGCTCCAGTGCTCTTTGAGTTCCTTCTGGCTTTCGGCGGCGTCATAGGTGGAGCGCCGTCCGCCGCGGCTATCGCTGCCGCGGAGCCAGTTCACCAGCCTGGAAAAAACGCCTGCCATTTACTGATGCGTCCCCGGAAGGATTGCTCGCGCCGTCCGCAGCCGGCCCCAGCCTGACTTCGGACCGCCGTTGTCGTTCGTGCCGCCAAGGCCCGTCGTGCCCTTCAGGTACTGGTCGGCCTTGATGAGGTCCGGCAGCGGGTGCTGCTCGAATGAGCCGGCGTCCCCCGACGCCGACTTCGGGCCTTCGGCAACGTCTTCGATCTCGTCGGAGAGGTCAGGCATCGGGAGCCTCGCAGTGGAACAACCGACCGGGTGAGCAAACGAAAAAGCCGTGCTGGAGTGCTGCCCAGCACGGCTTGCATTCGTTCTCGCTGGTGTCACCGCCGCTGATCGGACAGCGATGTCACCCGGTTCGCGTTGTTCTACGGTGGATTTTCCGAAGATGCGCCGAGAAGTTCAACGGCGAAAGGGATTTGTCCAGCGGAATTCCTGAGAAATCGTACAGGCCCTGTACTAAACCACGGCCGCGGCGATTCTTTCAATGGTCGTGACGCGGTTTTTGCACCGCTTGCAGACGCGGACGCGGATCATGAAGCCGTTCCGCCGTCGCGTGTAGAGGCACGGCAAGCGGTCGTGTCCGCACTGCGAGCACACAATTCCACGAGCATTGGCAGCCATTCCCTACATCGCCCTCCGCCTTCCCTCACTCACGATTCTACGGCGCGGCATCTCGCTGAGCTTCACCGGCGGGCCGGCTGTCTGGGTCGCGAGCGGGCCTGCCCCAGCCGCCGCCCCCGGATTGAAGTTCACGCCAAGCACCGACGCCGCGACGGCTGCCCCGACGCAGCAATCCCACCAGTGATTCTCGCGTCGGTTCGGCCGCGGCATCCACTTTTCTACCCGCCGCCCCAGCCCCCACGTCGGCTCGCGGTACTCCGCAAGCAGGTGCATCGTCAACAACGGATGCTCCTGCAATGTTCCACCGGGCAGGTAAAACGAACCGCTCGCCCCGGCCGGGGCCAAGAGAGATTCCGCGAAGAACGATTTCCATGCGTAGGTGTCAAAACTGACGAACCTGCCCTTGGCTTGCGACTTCGCGTCAATGCGCCAATTCCAGCCCATTATATCGCCTACGTCTTTGCGGTACTCATTCATCGGCTTTGAACCTGCGTCAACCGCCTTCCCCTTCGATGGCTTCAGGACGGCCTTGAGCGGCGAGCGGGAGAGGAAGTCGTGTACGGCGTCCGCCTCAAAGCCGGCGTCAATCAGGCACAGCGAAACACTCATGCGACCATCAGCGCCGTCCTGCAAGTAGCTCCGCCCCATGATCTGCGGGACTAGCTCGGCTAGGCCGGCGTAGATGCGAGCCGTGCGCTCGAGCCTTGGGAACATAGCTGAGAGCGGAGCCCGCGGCATCAGCGCTTCAAACGCGGCGACAGGCTGCGGCGGAAACGTCCCATAGTCCACCAGGGCACCGCCGAACCGATCCGTCCAGCCGCACACGGCCCAAAAGAGAATTTCCCCCTGCACGTCCACGAACGCGGTCAGGCGGTTGCACTCGCGCGGGACGATGCCGCGCGTGAGGTTGTTGAACTTGGCCGCTAAATCCTTCTCTGCGAGCTGTCTCGATTCAGCGCCTGTAATCTCGACCGGTTTCGGGTCGTTCTGGTAGTTCGACCAGAACGCTCGCTGATCGCGGAAGTAGAGGTGCATCGCGTGCTGTGTGGCCGATGTCTCCCACTTGCCCATTCGCTCAGGCCACGCCGGCGTCGCCCCTTCGTCCAGCTCGGCACGATGCTCGCAGTAGTAGTCGTTTGCCATCTTGTAAATCTGCCGGAGCACCTTCACTTCCGCCGCGGTCGGATCGTCATATGCGGCCGGGTCTATGTCCGGTGGCTCCGCCTGAGCGCATTCTTTGAACACGTCGAAATAGCGGTCCCATGCTTTCATGTTCGTTGGCATCGCGTTCATCAGCCGCGTGCGTTGCCCGCGCCAGAGTGGGTTCCTCTTGCGGTCCAACATTTGGTCGGCCACGTCGCCGGGGGCGATCACCGTGCACGGCATGACGCAGCTGATCGTCTCGCCAGGCCCGGCTAGCCCAAGCAGGTCCTCATTGATGAGCCGGAGACGGGTCGCGATCTGTGTCGGCGACATCGCGCTTTCCGGCGTCTGCGGATCGTCCAGCAGGACATAGTCTGGCCGCAGTGACTCGCCGGTCGCGAGCGTTATAACCGAGCCGCGGATGCCGTCGCTGGTTAGGCCAGCGCTCGCCACGATGCTGCCGCTGGTCGGTACTTTGCCATCGTCGCGGAGCGGCCATCCTTTCGGCCAATTCGGCGGAGGCGGCACGGTCGGCAGGATGATGCGGTCTTGACTCCATTCGATCATCGTTGACTCGCCACAGCAGAGCTGGCCCCCGGCCTTCTGTGCGATGCCGCTCAGCGACTCGACGGCCTGGGCGATCTCCGGGAAGTCGGCGCGGTACTGCGGCAAAAAACGAATGCACGTCTTCAGCGCCGCCAAGTTGTCTTCGGCCTTGCTGGAGTTCGCCCCGATAATGAACGAGTAGCGCTGAAAGACGTAGCTGACGGCATACAGCGACGCCATGCGGCAGAGAATCGACTTGCCGCTGCCGCGCGGCATGGCGTAGGCGTACAGGCCGGCAGCGCGGGCAGTCTCTTCAAGCCGCCTGATCGCCCCGCGATGATCGTTGGAGAACGGCCGGTAGAACGGCCGCGGGTTGTAAGTGAGACAGAACTGCTCCAGCGAGGCCCGCGCGGCAAGGCGGCGCTCGATGTCTTTGATGGGGCGGATGGAGCCGATGTCGCGACCCTTCGCCGACTGCACCATCTCCCGCTGCTGGACGCGGAGCTTGTGCAGCTCGTAGCCGTCCAGCTGAGTGAGTGGTTTCTTCGGCAGTCTGCGGGGCGAAGCGACAGGTCGGCGCTTCGGCTTTGCCTTCAAAGGCTTGGCCTTCGGCGTGAGGCGGGTTTTCTTCGGGGGTGTGCGGGTGCGGGAAGTCATGCGTCCTCCGTCTCCTCGCCCATCACCAGCACGGGCTTGCCGTCTTCCTGTTCCAGCCGCACCTCTTTGCCGCAACCGGCGCAAGGGCGGGAAGTCTGATCTTTCGCCAACGTGAAGGCTCCGTAGGTCCGGGCGCAGTAGGGGCAGAGAACCGTCCAGGTCGTGGCGTGGGCCATCTCTTCGGGATGTCGGGCGACGATGGTACGCTCCGCGGGGTTGGCCTCGAAGTCGTCCGCGTCGGCGGGATCCTCGGCATCATCGGCTGTCAGCAAGTCCCGGCTGCGGGCGTCCAGGCGAAGCGACTGGAGCGACGCGAGCAAGTCCCGCTGCGCGGCACGCGAGATGGCGACATATGGGGATGGCCGGGCCTGCCCGTCCGCGCCCTTGATGAGCGGCACGCCGGCCTTGCTCAGCTCCACCTCGGCGTGTCTCCAGCGGGCGAAGTTGACACAGCAGATTTCGAGCGTTGCCAGGTCTGCGGGCTCGATGGTCCCGCGCTTGCGAAGCGTCGGAATCAGCCAGCGCCAGGCGGCAGCGGCCTCGCCGGTCAAGTGTTTCGGACATCGCATCGGCGCGCCTCCGCAATAAGCTCATGAGTCCAGCCGAAATGGAAGTCGTACAAGCCGGGGTCGTGAATCAGCGTCGTCTGCTCGTGGCACTTGCAGGAGCGGAGGTTGCTGGACGATTCCACCACAAATCGCCGGCCGTCGGCGAAGTCGTAGAGCTGCAACTTCGCGTGGGCGCGGGCGGCGGCGGCATGATGACCGCGGCGGGTCAGCTCGGCGACGGTGCGGGTCCATAGGTCCACGTCAACGGAGCGGAAGTAGGCGCTCGCGAGTAAGTCGATTCGCTTGATCGCGGCGGCATCCGACAGGCGGAGCAAGATGTCGAGCGTGCGCTGGTGCAAGCCGAGCGTGGCGACGGTGAGGCGGCGGCAGGGGCTGCCGGCCAGCTCGATGATGCGGGCGATGATGGCGCATAGCTCGAAGGACGTGTCCGCGATGAAGTGCAGGGCCTCGCCGGCCGCTGGCAGGTCGGTGAGCACCTCGGCGGCGGCCGCGGTCCGCCTGGCGTCGCGGAAGGATCGCCGCGCGCAGGTCGTGCGATGGACGCGCCGGCCGGTGGGAAGAAGCGCTCCGGAGCGGGCGCGGTCTGCTGCGGGGAAGATCGTCGGCAAGTCGGTGGTGTCGATAACGGGCAGGTCGCTCATGTTGAGAATGCACCTAGCAAGCTTGGCTGACAGAAAAGAAGGAAAGTGGTGATTCCCGAC